CAGCCAGGCGGCCGCGAGCCCGACGCGGAGAACCTCCACAACCTGCCCGGCGGACGCGGCTATTACGTGCTGCAGGTGGCGGCGAACCGGTCGACCCCCGGATATGTCGATCGCATGGTCGACAACAAACCGGTGCCGATCCAGCACGGCCAGGCGGTCAATGCCGGCTTCGCCTATACCACGCATGTTCGGCCGGTGACGTGGGATCCGCGCCGCAAGCTCATCATCGGTGTCGACCAGGGGCTGTTCGCGGCAGCGGTGGCACTGCAGCGCGACTGGGACAATTCGGTGCGCACGCTGGCGGAGGTGGTCAATACCACGCGCGACGCGAAGGGGCAGGTGCAGCTGCTGAAGGTGGGGCCGAGCGCGTTCGCGCGCCGCGTCAAGCGGATGCTGACCGAGAAATTCCCCGACATCACGCCGGAACAGATCCGCGTCGTCGCCGACCCGGCCGCGTTCGCCGCCAAGGACCGGACGGATAACGAACATGACTGGCTGCTCGCGTTCCAGAAGGAACTCGGCCTCAAGGTCCACAAGGCGAAGTCGAACAGCGCCGGCCTGCGCAACCAGGCTATCTGGACGGCGATGGACACGCGCGACGGCTATGCGGTCGATCCCGCGTGCCGTCACCTCATCAAGGGGCACTCGGGCGGCTATCGCTACGCCAAGGCCGAACTGAAGACGGGCGAGCTGCGCGCGCATCTCGAGATCGCCGAGACGATCTACACCCACGTCTGCGATGCCGAGCAATATGCCGCGCTCGAGGGCGAGCATGTGATCGGCGACCTGCGCGGCCGCGAGCGCCGGCGGCGCGCGATCACCAACGACAGCGATTTCGACGTCCACGCAGGAGTGAGATGACATGGCTCTTCTGAAACCGATCGGCAAATTGCTCGGCGGAGTGCTCAAGGCGACGGGGATCATCTCCAGCCCAGGCAAGCCCCCTGCCCCATTGCGCGCTGTCACCCGCGACGATGCTGCCGCCCAGGTGGCGGCGGACGACGAATTGCGCCGGCGGCAGGGCGCGGCGGCCGACATCGTCAACGGCACCGGGGGCGCCGAGGCCCCGTTGACCGGCGGGAAACTCACCCTCGGAAACTGAAGGAACGATCATGTCCGACACCAACGAAATGTCGCGCGAGCAGGAACTGCTCGAGGAATTCAAGGCCGGCCTCGACAAGGATGGGCCGGTTGTGCTCGCCCAGCGCGTCGCCGAGCTGGAAGCGGATCGCGATCGCGCGAGCGACGCGGTAGCGACCGTGCAGGCCGAGCGCGATGCACTGCTCGAGCGTGCCGAGACGGCGGAGGCCGAGCGCGACGCGGCGATCGCCCGCGCCGAGAAGGCCGATGCCGCGACGCGCAAGGTGACGGCGCAGGTGAAGAAGGCGACCGCGCCGGCGAAGCCGCGCAAGCTGGGGCGGATGTCGTCGGATCGGCTGTCGCCCGAGGTGCTGCTCGATGAGATCGACGATGCCGATGATATCGAGGTGGCATTCAGCGACGGCGCGCGCGAGGTGCCCGGCATCGCGCCGATCACCGTCACCGGCGAGGCGTGGAAGCGTCATGCGTTCGGCGTGATGCTGACCGAGCCGGTCCACCTCGAGGGGCCGCAGGGCGGCGCCAGCACCAGGATCGCCGGCTATGCCCTGCTGCTCGACGGCAAGCAGGTGGCGTGGTGCGAGCGGTCGATGCCGCTGCCGATCGCGCCGGGGCAGCGCGTGACGATCGCGGACGATATCCTGTTCTGATCCATCCGGGGCGCCGCCCTTGGGTGGCGCCCCCAATTCCACGGGGGCGGTAATGGCCGACGAGAAACTGCAGGACGACGACCTGGTGCGCGAGCACCTGCGCAACCATGACCGCCTCGTGTCGATGCGCGCGCCGTGGGAAAGCCTGTGGCGCGAGATCGACGAACGGGTGAGCCCGATCAACGCCGGCACGATCGGCGCGCCGGGCGGCGAAGCGGGGCGGTTGAGTCGCGCCGGCACGGTGAAGGGCGCGCGCAATTTCGACACGACGGCGGTGAAATCGCTCGGGCGGTTCGCCGCGGCGATGTCGGCGATCACGGTGCCGCGCAACGTCCAGTATATCCGGCTGCGCTTCCAGAATGGCGATCTCGACAAATTGCCCGAGGTGCGGCGCTGGTGCGAGCGGACGGCCGACCGGCTGCACGCGATCCGCTATGCCGCGCACGCCGCCTTCGCCGTCCAGTCCACCAAGGATTTCCGCCAGCTCGGCCGCTATGGCACCGCTCCGTTCGCGGTCGCCGAGCGCAAGGGCGTCGGCGTGTTCTATCAGGCGATCCCGCTGGCGGAATGCTATATCGACGAGGATTACGCCGGCCGGGTCGACACCGTGCATCGCCGTCGCACCTTCGGCACACGCCAGCTGCTGCAGGAATATGGCTATGACGCGCTGACGCCGAAGATGCGCGATGCGGTCGACAACCGCAAATGGGAGCGCGAATTCGAGGTCCTGCAGATCGTCTGCCCCAATGCCGACGTCCGCGCCGACCGCTACGACTGGCAGGGCAAGCCGATCGCCAGCACGCATATCGCGATCGACGAAAAGGCGATCCTGCGGCGCGCCGGCTATCATTTGATGCCGATCTGCGTCAGCCGCCATATGAGCGAGGCGGGCGAGCTTTACGGCACGTCGCCGGCGATGGAGGTGCTGCCCTCGATCCGTTCGGTGAACGTGATGAAGCAAACGATCCTGCGCTCCGCGCACAAGATGGTCGATCCCGCGCTCGCCTTCTACGATGACGACGGCATCACCTCGCTGGTGACGCGGCCCGGCGGCCTCAATCCGGGGCTGGTCGACGATGGCGGCCGGCTGCTCGTCAAGCCGCTGCCGACCGGATCGAACCTGCCGATCGGGATCGACATGGTGAACGAGGAGCGTGCCGATATCCAGACCGCGTTCCTGGAGGATTTCTTCAAGATCCTGACCGACCCATCCGACCGGATGACCGCGACGCAGGTGCTGGAGATGGTGAGCAAGCAGGGCGTGCTCGTCGCGCCCTATGCCGGCCAGTATGAGACCGAAAAGCAGAACCCGGTGACGCAGCGCGATCTCGATCTCGCGATGCGCGCCGGGCAGGTCGAGCCGTTCCCGGACGTGGTGATCGAGGCCGGCGCGCATCCGCTGGTCGAATATGAAAACCCGCTGACCCGCATGGCGCGCGCCGAGCAGGCGACCGGCTTCACGCGCTGGGTGGAGATGATGACGCCGCTCGCCCAGACCGACGGCGGCGCGGTGTTCGATCATATCAACACCGATGAAGCCGCGACCGGCCTCGCCGATGTGCTCGGCGTGCAGCAGAGCTGGATCGCGACGCCGCAGGAAGTCGCCGCGAAGCGCAAGGCGCGCGAGGATGCGCAGGCCGCCCAGGCGGGCAGCCAGCAGATTTCCGATATCGCCGGCGCGTATCTCGACACCGCACGCGCCAACCAGATCGCGCAGGCGGCGTGATGACTGTTCCGATAAATGAGAACAGCCTTGCGGCGAAGGTGCGGCGGGTAGTGCTGTTCGATCGCGCGCGCGTGGCGCTCGGCGGCGCCGCGCCGCTCGCGGAGGCGCTCGGCATCTCGCGGCGCGCGGTCAATCACAAGCTGTCGGTCGATCGCGGACTGACCGCCGGCGACCTGATGCTGGCGGCCGAGGCGGTCGATCGCCGCGCGGCCGAGCTGGCGAATCTGGCGGCGGACCTGCGGGAGATGATCGCATGACGCCGGGTGAGGCCAATTATCGGCGCTGGCGTGCGCTGAATATCTCGCGGGCGTTCAAGTCGTTGCTCCGGCCAACGACGATCGCCGGAACCGGGCGCGCGATTGGCGCGGCTCTTGTCTTGTTGGTGATGCGGGCGACCCACTGGCGGAAGCTGGCGGCGGTGGATGTACCGCGCCACCTTCACCGCCGACGGACAGACGCTGCGCGTCGCGGCGAACCATGTGCTGGCGGACCTGCGCGACTTCACCTTCGCGCGTACCTCCGCCTTCGACCGCGATCCGATCATCATGGCGCGCCGGCAGGGGCGGCGCGACGTGTGGCTTCGGATCGCGAATTATTTGGAGCTGGACGAAACGGCCGTCCAGAAATTGATGGAGATCGACGATGGCGTTTGAGGGTGACGGGGCTGGCGCTGGTGAGGATCTCGGCGGCGCGGCCGAGCTGATGGGCGGCGCCGGCGGCGCGCCGACCGGTGGCGGCGATGGTGGCCAGGGCGGCGGTGCGGCCGGCGGTGACGGGGGCGATGGCGGCGCGGGCGGCGGCGGTTCAGGCGTGGAGCAAATGCCCGATTGGTTCGGGCAGGTCTCCGACAAGGCCGGGGATGGCGACACCGCCTCGAACCGCGACTGGCTGGCCTCGCTGGGGGTGAAGGATCTCGACGGGCTGGTGAAGGTCGCGCGCGACAACCAGCGCGCGCTGCGCGAAAGCGGGCGGGTCAAGCTGCCCGGCGAGGACGCCAAGCCGGAGGAGATCGCCGCGTATCGCGCCGCGATCGGCGTGCCGGAAAAGCCGGACGGCTATGAGATCGCGGCGCCAGAGGGTGTCCAGCTCAATGAGCCGCTCATCAATGCCCTCCGCGATGCGGCCGTGAAGCACGGCACGCCGAAGGGTGCGTTCGAGGGGCTGGTGGGCGAGTTCATCAAGCTGCAGATGGATGAGGCGGCGGCCGAGACCGCGCGGCAGGATGGCCTCGCGGCCGACTGGATGAAGGCGCAGGGCGGCAAGGCCGATGAGCAGCTCGCGCACGTCAACACCGCCGCGCGCTCGCTCGGGCTGACCAAGGCCGATATGACCGGGATGCGCAACGGAATGGGCGCCGATCGCGCGCTTGGCCTGCTCGCCAAGCTCGGCGCCGGCATGGCCGAGGACGTGATGCTGACCGGCGGCAGCAACCGGTTCGGCATCACCGGCGCGGAGGCGCAGGCCGAGATCGACAAGCTGAAGATGGACGCGGAGTTCATCGGCAAGGTGAAGATCGCCGGCTCGCCCGAACGCGCGCGGTGGGAACGGCTCAACAAGCAGGCGGCGGAATATCAGGCGGCGAAGGAAAGTTGATCGCGGCGTCTTGACGCCAGAGTCTCCATATGTTCATTTCACCATCACGACGCCGGGGGCACCTTTCCATCCCCCGGCGTTCAGTGCCCGCCTAGCCTCGTTCGCCCGGGCCCCCCTGCTGGAATGCAGCGCCGATCGCGGGCGTTAAACGATAGAGCGGCCGGACCATCGCGGTCCCCTAGCCAATCGAAATCGGTTCCAACCTTTTTCGTGAGGCAGTCATGGCCGACGTCAACACGACCGCGAATTATGAATTCAAGAACAACCTCGAGCTGCAGCTGCAGCAGAAAACCTCCGTGCTGTGGGACACTTGCGAAGAGCAGGATTGCAACGGCGCCGAGAAGGAAACCGTCAAGGACCTGATCGGCTCGGCGCGCCCGCAGGAAGCCGACGAGCGTTACGGCGACCTGAAACAGACCTCGCCGGGCCACGATCGCGTCTGGATCGTCAAGCCCAACGAGCTCTACTTCAACGAGTTCCTCGACGGCAGCGACCAGCTCGCCACCAAGATCTCGCTCGAGGGCGGTTATACCATGGCCGCGATGGCGACGATGCATCGCGCATGGGATAGCCGCATCCTCGAAGGCATGTACGGTCCGATGCTGATGGGCAAGGAAGGCGCGACGAGCGTGCCCTTCCCCAACGGCAACGTGGTTCCCGTCACCACTGGCGGCGCGGCGGGCGCGCAGCGGATGAACGTCGCCAAGGTTCGTGCAGCCAAGGTGATGCTGGGTCAGGCGTTCAACGATCCGTCCGACAAGCGTTACATGGCACTGAGCGAAGTGCAGGCCGACGACCTGCTGAGCGAGGTGCAGGCGACCCACGCCGATTACGCCAAGGCGTTCGGCGTGCGCGTCGACGGCGAGGGCAACCTCGTCGGCATCCTCGGCTTCAACATCGTGCGGATCGAGCTGCGCAATCCCGACCTGCTGGCATACCAGAATGGCCTGACCGTCAGTGGATCGGGCTACACCCGCAACCCGTTCTGGGTCCGCTCCGGCGTCCGCAAGGGCGTGTGGCGGAAGCTGCGCACGGCAATCAAGGATCAGCCGGGCAAGGTGGACACCACCAACGTGTTCGCCGGCACCACTGTCGCGGCGACGCGCACCCAGGCCGGCAAGGTCGGCATCATCGAAAACAGCGAGGCTTAATCATGGCGGACCTTTATGCGCTGGAATTCGTCGGCGGCCCGGACGGCACGCAGAAGCCCCCCAAGAAGCTCGACGGCCGCATCGTCGGCGCAAAGAAGCGCCGCACGCGCGCGACAAAGCCGACGACGATCCTCAATATCGGCGACCGGCTGTACCTGGGCAAGCTGCCGCAGGGCGCGCTGCTGCAGTCGATCATCGGCAACACCGATACGACGATGGGCACCGCCACCCTTTCGGTGGGCACCACGGCCGCCCCGACGAAGTACGTCAACGCCAAGACGCTCACCGCCGTCGACACGCCGACCTCGCTCGGGCCGAAGGCGGCATCGGCGGTGCTC